ACTTAACATAGTTATACCATGGCACTGAGTCTAATTTTTCTTCATAAAAACTGCCAGACAGTTTGTCTTGTCCTCTCACAGTTTCATTGTAACTAGCACCTTGTACTACTTTGGCTTTGAATTTTGCCACATATGAACCGTCATCGGCTTTTTCATATGTGTTTACCATTTCACTTGGTGTGTTAAAGTCTACTTGATATGCTCTTAGATAATGGGCATCTTTATATTCTGGCCCACCATGATATGAATTGATACAGAGACGCCAATCAGCATAATACTTGTCGTATAATGCGTGGGTACCTGTGATATAGTTTAGATAATCACTCAAAGATATCTCCGGTTTGTTTCTTTTGTTATAACAAGAGTATTTATCAAAATATATAAGAAAAACCCCCGGTAGGGGGCCTTTCAATACTTTTATTCAACGAATAAAAGCAAACACACTTAGTTATATGAGTGAACGCCCTTTGCGTTTACTTCAATATTATTTACGGTTAAGTACGCATAGAACTAAGTAAATGTGGCTTGTCCTAACAAACCTACTCTAGATGTAAAACTAGAATAAACTAACCTTAACATTTTGGACTATTATGTTAGGGTTTTTTTATGGTTGACCTGTAGTGATAAATTTAGTATAATAGTGTTATATTTACAAAAGGAGTAATATATGATAACAGAATATGACACAGAAACTGCAACTCTAGTATTGCCGGTAAGCAATATCAGTATGTTTGCATACAATAGAATCAACAGAATGGTTGGCAGTGGCACACTTGTAGAAATTAATTTTGATACTGAGAACTTTACAGAATTCCACATAGATTACAGTCTTTGTGAATTTGAAGATATTGCTGATGTAAAATCTCATTTGACATCTGTGTGTAGAGATATGGTAGATTTTTTAGGTTGTGAATGTAATCACACTTACAAAGATGCTTGGTTAAAAGAATCAGCACAACAGGAGGTGGCGTAATGAGGTTGACCTTGACTTTAAAATCGCCTATAATATAAAGACTAAGCATATTGGAGGCAAACATGGCAATAAAATTTAATAGTGCTGTTCAAACAGCATACTTACAACAAGGTGAGATTAGAAATGATGAACTAAAAGACCTTGTGCGTAATGCAACTGGAATTAACAAAAAAATCATTACTGCAACAATGCACACTATACTAAGTGGTGCACCAGGTGTAGGTAAAACTTACACAACTATTGCAGAATTAGAAGCAAACAACATACCTTATGTGTTAATCACAGCAGGAATGACTGAAATTGAAGTTACCATGAGACTTGCAAATGGTATTGCAAAGTTAAAAGGCAATAAAGAACTTGTAGTTGTTGTAGATGATGCTGATGATGTTATTTTTGGCAATTTAGCAACACTTAATAGATGGAAAATTGCTACTGCTGATATGAATCCTATGTGGAGTTATCCTAAAAGTATCAATAACACACTTGTTCAATTGGAAAAAGCCGGCAGAGACAGAGAAGCAGAACGTATTGCACAATTTCAAGTAGAAGGTAGTTTGGGTTTAGAAATACCTTTGGATAAGGCACGTTTTATTGTGTTATGTAACACTGACTTAGAAGATATTGAACAAGTTAAAAAACCTTTGCGTAGTAGTGTTGAAGCAGTATTAGATAGATTTGAATATGAAAGACTCAGTATGCCATGGCAAGAGAAATGGGGTTGGTTGGCTTATGTGTTATGTAACTCACAACCTTTTGAAGAAGTAGACCTAAGTGATGCTGACAAAAAGGAAGTGTTAAACTTCCTTTATTCAAACTGGCAAAACTTAAAAACCAGTACTGGTGCAAGTTATCGTTTTGTGCGTAAACTTGTTGATGATATGGTAAACTATCCTGACATATATGGTGACAAATGGCTAAGAAGACTAAAATAAGCAGTGATCCTTTTAAAGGCTTTGAGTTTCCTACTGCAGAACAAATACGCAAAGATACTTTAAAAGAAAAAAACATACTTCAATCAAAAGATCCTGCTTGGAAAAAAGCACAACGTCAAGGTTCTATTGAAAAATATAAAAATGATCCAGAATATAATTTAAAACGTAGTGCTACACTAAGAAAAACCAAAGGCAAAACATTAGTTACACCATATGGTGAATTTAGTGGTCCTGCAGAATTTAATGAGTCGGGCCTTACAAAATGTTTACATGGTGACCAAATGCGTATGAAACCACATTTGTATTATTACAAAGAAGATGGACCAGGCGAACCTACATATGAAACTGTTTTTGTAACTCCATATGGAGAATATCTAGCAGGTACTGTTACTGCTAATGGTAGTTGGAAACAAAAAGCATATGATGATGCGATGCTCAATAAAGATGAACTAACGCATCCATGGACAAACAAAAATGCGGCAGATTGGGTAGTGCGTGTTTTACGCAGTCACAATAATCTTTATTTTAAAGAAAAACGTGTTAAAATAGAATGGCCTTTAAAGGAGAAAGAATAAATGTACAAAATAATCACAGAACCAACAAAAGAGTGGCTAATCGATAGGCCATATTGGAAAGACTACCTGTGTGCTGTTGCATACTGTGAGAGTCTAAACAGGCGTTTGCCAAATATATTCTTTGGTGTTAAGCACGTAGAAAAGGTTGATATTGAACCGATAAATGCTGTATAATACACACATAGTGATAAATAAATGTATACGATAAGGAGATAGCATGAGTTACACTATAAAATGGCGTAAGGCACATACGCACACAGACATCAATACTGTATTCTGTAAGATGAGTAAATCTGATAAAGACTTGCTTATCAGCATACTTGAAGATGCACTATACATCATAGCAGAAGCACAACACGAATATCCAGAGTTAAACAAATTTGTTACCACAGAGTTCAAGTGTTTAGGCAAAGGCAAGTACTACAAAAGAAGCAAGTTTATAGGTATAACTGCGGCACTAGGTGGTATGCTCAAACAACACAAGAAAACCAAAGACAAAGACTTCACAGTACACCAAATTAAAAACATAGAAGAATTGTTGGGTGCATTTGATAAGATTAACAATTTATTGAGTGCTAACAAATGGCCAGAGAGTATCTTTGCGCCAGATATAATATTTGAGGAAGAATAATGAAAAAAAGAGTAGATTTTAAAGAAAAATGGGGCATAGCCTGTAATGAATTAGCAGAAATGGAAGGTGTTACCCCAGAAGCAATCCGTATGCGAGTACGCAACTTTGGCACACCGTTTCAAAGACGTGGTAAACCAACCAAGTTCGAAAAGAAGTATGGTAAAACATTAGGCGAACTTGCAATAGAGTTAGGCATACATCCTATCACAGTTGCTAGGCGTGAATACTTATATGGTGACATATATTACAGCCACTTTGAAAAGCCAGCACTACAAGGCAAAATACTTAACGAACGTGGCGAACATTGGACGGTGAATCCTAAAATGTTTTATATCAAAATGGCTAGTACATACATGGATCAATATGATGAGAACAAGAAAGCCTAGAACCAAAGAATGGATTAATGGTCATTTGTTGCCTAAACCTAAGACTCAAGCATATAGAAGGTATTTGCAATTGACACTACCTGTAGTGCCTAAACCAACATACAATACCATAAAGCCACGTAATGAAGACTAGTGATATACCTGATCCGCACATAGAGTTTAAGAGATACTTTGTGCAATGTGTAAACAATTACTTAAAAGATCCCACAGATAAGAAACAGGCAAAACTCAAAGACATAGTGCAAAAGAGCATACATCTTGATCAAGATCTGTTATTTTGGTTTAATGCTATGTTTAAGTGGCGCAATACTGATAAAGGCCTAACTGTGGATTTTAAGAATAAACCTAATATTCCTTCTTAATACGCACTTCTGAACCATATCCTACTATAATACACAATACTGTGAGTATTGTGAAGTATGGATTAAGGTATCCTAACATTTGCCCCCATAATAATGAGAGGCCGGTCAGTGTCATTGTGTTAAATGCTGTACTTATTTTTTCAGTTGGTAATTTCATGTAAATCTCCTGCTATTGCTTCTGCTTTGAGGCCACCGTAATGACCCATTTCATATTTAACTTGCATTAGTATTTGTTCTAATGCGCCATGGTATTCAAAGTCTTTGTGAAAGGTGTATTCCATATTAAAACAATCCCTATAGGTTATCCTATAAGTTAAATTTATAGGCTTAGACGAAACTGGTGTTAGTGTCTTTGTTTTCGACATTTCGCATAACTCCTTCTGGCATTTGTTCTGCAAACATTTGGATACCTGCTCTTTCTAGCATAGGTGCCCATAATACCATTTGTTCAAGTTTAGAATACTTTGGTCCTGTATACTTCTTGTTCTTTCTACGCAACTTCTTTGTGTGCCTTTTTTGTGCCAATTGATGTGCTTTCATATCGTCTCCTATATAATACTTACCATATCGCCATATGCTGACATGTTTTCTTTGAATTTATATTCTAACTCTTCTATACTTTTGGCTGTGAGCCAATTTTCTGCTAGTGTACATGTTAAGTCTGCTTTTACATAACATTTATATTTTATTTTCTTTGTGCCTTTAGATTTTATACATATACCACTATGATATCCTACAAACACATGATCGCCTTGCGGGTCTTTGTCATACCACTTATCGTAATTTTCAAACAATGGATGTACAGGTATGTCATGATTATTAATGATATAAACATTGTTTATGTTATGGTCTTGTATATATTGATATATCATATGAGCATAGTAATTGTTTACATTGTTTATGTGTGTTTTTACTTCTAGTACGCAATTACTATTGGATGGTACAAATTGATAACTCCATGGATCAACTACTACCCATGTAGCATTGTATAAATGCTCTAGTTCTTTACTTAATGGTGTCATTATTTCTATTGTTGATGTTCTTTCTTTGCGGATATTCTACATTGGCAAGTGTTTTTGGTTTACCGAATATCTTATCCCAATTATCTGAATACTTCTTATCATCCTGACTACTGCGTCTGCCAGAACCTTTACCACCATGCCAATTACTCTTCTTCATTTGGATCACTTACTATCTTGCCATTTACTCGCATTTTGAACTTGGGTTTAGGCTTGTCTTTGTTCCATTGTATCTTGTCGTAACCTTGTTTGTACTGTTCATCATTGACGCCTGAATTTATAGCACTACTGGGTGCAAATCCTTGTGTCTTATCACGTTGTGCTCTCAAGAATGGATTTTTAGCAATTATGCTTTCATTCTTCTTCCATTGTGATGTTTTCTTATCCGGGGCCTTTGCCCAACCTTTATCACCTTTTATCATCTTGGTCTTACTCCTGTTGTTCTATATCTATTTCCTGGCAATGTGTCAAACCTTGTTTGTTGTAGTGGGAATAACTGCCATACACAATATTTAAGTGCATCAAACATACCATCGTATGCACCTGTTTTATCTGGTGTTCTAGTGCCTTCACGGTATGTGTATTTGGTTAAACTGTCTATAGTATGTCTACATTTAGGATCTATATACAACTTAACTTCACCATTACTGTTACGCAATCTACTATTTACTGCGGCAATGGCATCCTTTACTGGTGGGTTTGATTTTGGTGTACGCACTTTGAATCCTGCATTATGCAGTATAATATGATCAGTCATACCATTTGCTGAAGTTTTACGTTGATTACCACTGGCATCTGGATATACAAATATCATGCGTCTACCATATCTACTCTGTATTTCTTTACACATATCATGAGTGCTACTGCCTTGTAACATGATCTCATCGATAACATGTAGTGTGTCACGGTTTTGTAACATAACACATGCCGCAAAATTGTCTGTGTTAAAGTCCATTCCTATGTGTAATGCGTTATTGTTTGATAGTGGTGGTGCTGGATTGAGATTGTCTTGACTGTATGCATAGGCAATAACACCTCTAGCATCTTCAAATGTTGCGTTGAACTCTTGGGAAAAAGTTCTAGCATCTAAGTCACGTTTTGCGGCTTCTATCTCTTCTGGTGACACATTACCACCTTGTATGGTTGTAAACTGATGACTGTTCCAATCTTCTAAGTGTACAGCATTGTTGTACATTTCCCAAAAATGATTTCTACCAAAAGGTGTACCAATAAAGAGTGCATGTCCTTCAGTATCTGATAATGTTGGACGTAACACACTATTGAATGTTTCTGGATCCATTGAAGCAAACTCATCAAACACTATAAAGTTCCATTTAGTACCACGTAATGCTTCTTTGTTGTCTGAACTACGCAATGCTATGATACTGTTGTTTACTAGAGTTATCTCTAGATCACTTTGATTGATTTTTCTTACCCAATTGCGTTCTGTGAGCATTTGAATGAGATCATTCCACACCACATTCTTTGCTTGTCTATATGTTGTTGCTATGTACAAACATCTTTGATTTGGATGTCTAGAAAACTTTGCTAATTCGTTGATTGCCAGATATGTTTTACCAAAACGTCTACCTGCAACCACAGTACGAAACCTTGCAGGATCATTTGATATTGTTTGTTGTGGTTTGGTTAACTTCATATCGTATACTGCAAATCTATTTAAGTGTTGGTAGCACGAGGCTTACATTCACACATTATTCCGGTTAAACTCCAGTGGAGAAGTTTAGTTAGTGTTGTGCTACCAACGTTATTATTTATCTGCGTCATTATCTAGCCATGGTAACACTTGATTGTTATCACTGCTTACTGGATTTTCTGTTTGTCCTAGTATGTTACGACCTAGCCATATCAACATGGTTTTGTCACCTTTTAGTGCTAGATCTAGTTGTGTCTTACGCAATCTCTGTTTCGTAACAAGTCTGTTTTTGTCTATAATATCACGGAAGTTATCCATAAAGGTTTGTAGTGGCACACCATAAAAGTCTGCCATTTCTTTGTTTGTACAGTGATATTGACTTAGTTGTGCTACTTCTTCTTCTGGTATAACCACTTTGTTACGACCTATAACCCTGCCTGTGACAGTTTTTTCGCCGTATTTTATGTTCTTTACTCTGTAATGATTGTCGTAGTATGGTGATGTATCTTCAAACTCGTTGTTTATACTACGCATAATGCGTTCTTGTTCTGCTTTATCCAGTTCTTCAAACGTTTTACTACCTGGTGATTGTGTTTCTTCTGTAAGTGGTTTGCTATCTGAAAAGTCTTCATGTTCAGTTGACATTGCGTTCTCCTGTAATCAGTGTTCTATCGCCACTGTATGCGTTGTGCTAATATTTATCATCTCTTAGACATTTTACCCATAATAATCCATATGTAAACTGTTAAGAGAGTTCGTTTGAACCAATATAGTGTATGTTAAGAGGTCTAAAGACCTATTCATTTCACAACCACTTCGTGGAGTTGTTTCATGAAAAGTTTTTTCTTACATTCTGTTTTAGAAGTTTCAGTCAGAAGGAACCACTAACGGTTCCCTCCTCATTCTGTATTCATTGTGTACAGCCATGTATTGGAAGCAGGTATTTACTCACAGTTCAATGGATCTCTT